GAAAGCACTACTTGTTCGACCGATGAGCCGTCAGCGTTTTCAATGTAATTGGTGGACACAACTGTGCATCCACCGAGGTCTTGTCCAACTGTGTATTGAGCAGGCATAAAAGTTCCTTACTGAAGAGACGAGTAAACGGCACTTGTCGACGTTACCGCCGGCGTAAACGTCGTCGTGCCGACTACCGGGGTAGTAGATGAACTTCCCGTTTGGTATTGCAAAATTGGCGTTGCCGACGCCCACAAAATCTCACCAGCACCGGTAGCACCAAAACCGGCAAGGGTCGGGTAGACCGGTGAAGTGGTGCCGTAAATGCCAATGCCGACGTAGTAAAGACCCGACGTAGGCACGGTGTAGGACGACGACAATCCCCAGTTAAACAACGTGTTTGCGTTCATTGTTGTCAAAGACTGAGACCCAATAGCGACACAAAGACCCGACGAATTGAAAATACCGGCCCATTCGTTCGTTAATGAACTCCCGGCCGTTGATGTCGTGGCAAACTTCACGCTGTTAACAACCTGACCGGCATACAGGTACACCGCTTGAAAGTGCGGCGTACCCGTAACCGTGTAAGAAGCGTTTGAAAAAATGCGGCTAAAGGTTTCGGCAACGTTGTTAGTGCCACCCAGCGCAAGCGTCTGCTGGTTAATCGTGACACCAATAGCCGTACCCGTACCACCGTTGCCTACAGGCAGAGTGCCGGTCACGCCGGTCGTCAGGGGTAGGCCGGTCACGTTCGTCATCACGCCCGAGGCTGGGGTTCCGAGAGCGGGTGTGGTCAGCGTGGGGCTGGTAAGCGTCTTATTGGTTAACGTCTGCGTAGCGGCAAGAGACACAAGCGTATCGGGTGAAGATACCACGGGCAAATTGATTGTTTGAGTAGAAGCCGTTGCGGCGCCCTGAAGCACGGTATTGCCGCCGCCAGCAATCGTACCGGCTGGGAAACTTGCCTGACCGGGATAAACAGAACCCGCGCCATTAACAAAAGTCGGGCTGGCTATTGAGGGCGAGCCAGCAAGAACAACTGAGCCGGTTCCGGTGGATGTCGTAGCGCCGGTTCCGCCGTTAGCAACCGCCAACGTGCCTGCAAGGGTGACAGCGCCGCTCGTAGCCGAGGCTGGGGTCAGCCCAGTCGTTCCGCCAGCGAAGGTGGTCACGCCTGTTGTAGACGTGAGCAAGGTAGCGGAGGTAGGGATAGTCGTGGAGTTGATGGTGGAGCCGGTGATGTTGGAAGCCAGCCCGAAGGTCGTCTGCCCGTTGGAGTAGGTGACGACGATGTTGCCGCTTGAATCCGTGTTGAGCGAGGGTACTGCCGAAGCCCAGTTGCTTGTCGTTTCCGTAACACCAAACCAGTACGAACCTGGGGCAATCCATACAGGGCTGTTTGCGCTTGCGCCGTCAATGCTTTGACTGTCACCAATGCAAGGCCAAATGGGAAGCCAGTGAGTGCTGTTGGCGTTGTCAACCCAAACGGTTTGACCCACCGATGATATGTAGGGCAGGTGGACACCCGTACCTGAACCACCGTTGGTTGTAGCAGTTGCTCCCGAAACGATGTTGTAGTTGTACGTCAGGGCCGCCACGCTTGTCTGCGACGAGCCTGTTGCCGTGATTGAGCCAATCGTGCCGATTGTGCCTTTCTGAAGTGCGCCAGCGACCGTGGTGTTTGCCGAAATGATGCTCTCGACGTTGGACGTGCCGACCAGAGTAGCGGCGACTGAGCCGGCGCCAGAAGCGGTCACGTCGCCGGTCAGAGTGCTGATGCCCGTTCCAGCCGGTCCTTGTGGTCCCGTCGGGCCATCAGGTCCCGTCGGGCCAGCAGGTCCCGTCGGGCCAGCAGGTCCAATAGTCAAGACCAAAGAGTCGTCCAGCGTCCAATAGGTCTGAGCGCCGGTGGAACCAATCGGGTAAGTGACAGCGACATAGTACGAATCGATTGCTACGCCCGTCATCTCCCATTGTCCGGGGCCACCAAAGTTTGTGCCGGTGGTAACAGGACCAAAGACGTTCGTGCCAATCGTGCCGGTGGTAGGGGCAGCGGTGCCAGCGGCAGGTTCAGAGGTGAACAGCGACGTGCTGTAGGCCATGACCTGTGCGCCGTTGAGCGCACCCGAAGGTCCGAAGACTACGCCTGACAGAACGCCTGTGGTCATTAGAGTACCGATTCACCTTTGTTGATTGCCGCTTGGGTTTCGTCTAGGCGCTTGCCAAGTTTCGTGTCGCCCTTGAGGGACGTGTTCGTTTCGACTTCCCACTTGGAGTCGGCGCGGGCCTCAAGCCGGGCAGAGCCCTTCACCGACTTAGGCTGTAATCCGTTCTTGCGTAGACGCCGGTAGGCGGCCACGTCTTTGTGCATGATGCGAGTCTCACGTTCAACCGTGCTTGCCTCGGACCGGGTAGGCATAGCCGAAGGAGCAAAGGCAACCGAAGCCACCTTGCACCCGAAGCACCCTTCGGGGCATACACCTGTGTTGTGTCGTAGTGTCGTCATTGAATGCATCCTCCGTAGCCAGCGGCAGTCAGTGCCGTTTTTTCGGAAGCCGAAATGGTTGTCGGCCCTAGGTACACTTTAGTAATCCAGGGGTTGTGGGATACGCTGGTGGACGTTGGGACCGGGGGCGTGTGTTGGTAGTTGACGTAGTAGGACGTTGAGTACGGAGCAGAAGGGTTGTTGGGGTCGTACGGGTACGGAATGTTGGTGTTCGACACACCAACGATGTTGCCGCTCAGGTCAAAGCCGTTAGGCGTGTCCTGAACAAACGTGCCGTCGCTGAGAGCGAACACCGCAATAAAACGCTTGCGATTGGGGAAGTACCTAAACAAACGATTCCCCAGCCCACCTGCAAAGGGCAGGATGGGTGGGTTATCGTATGCTACGGGCGGAGTGAAGGTTGCCACTCCGGACTACTTTCGACCTTGCGCTCCAAGACGGATTGCGGCCTCGGTGTCCGTGGTACCACGACCACCCGTAGTCTGCACTTCGCCGCGAGGCGTGGTGGCAGTACCGACTGGCTTGTTCACGCGGTCAATACCCATCTGGCTCTGCTCAAGCAGAGTGGTCGGGCGGAAGTCCATCACAAAGCCAGGACGCTCACGGTTGTCCGTGCTAAACACATCGTCAAAACGGCTAGGCATTAAATGTCCTCTCGAACCTTGAAGGGGATGACTTCAGGCTGAATAGTGGCAGCAGCGTAGTCAATGGTGGTGATGCCGGTAATCAGGGGAGCCTGAAAACCGTCGCGGCCAGTGTTCGCTTCCATACCACGGTTGACGGGGCCAGACGTGGTGGTCGAGGTAACAGGGGGCGGAATGATTCCAGTGTCCACCGTGTTTGCGGCGCCACTACGAAGGTCGAACTCCGAGATGGTCTTGAATGCGGCGCGTGATTCCATTACATCCACCTTGCGTCTGTCATGGTGCAGTTCCCGCAATAGCACGGGTCTGAGGTTTCTCCCTTGACGGCGCTGGCGTCATTGCGCTTTGCAGCGGCAACATGGTCAAACGAACGTCCGGGGATTGGGTCGGCAGCGTCTAATCCACGCGTGAGGCCGAGGCCGGTAGGTACAGTCATAGTTCCTCCGAAGTGAACTGGTCGGAAACGGGGACGAGTACGCCATTGAGGTCAGTAAGACGACCGCAGATGAGGCAGTGGATTTCATCAATCCCTGCCTGCACGTCGAACGAACGACATGCGGCGCAATTACGAGGCCATGGCATACTCGTCCCCTATTCCTACTAGTTGGCCGGGTAGACCACGCTGGCGGAGCCGAGCGTACCAGTGCTGAGGCTGCTTGCAACCGTGAACTGGTTGAGCGCAGTGTTGACCGCGGTGACGACGTAGGTGCCGTTGATGCCGCTGGTGGTGGCACCAGAGATAACAACTGAATCGTCGGTAGCAAGACCCGGAGCCGCCGAAGCCGTGAACGTTGCGAAGCCCGTAGAAGGCGTGTTGAACGCAACGCTTGACAGCGAGGTGGTGACAGCGGAAGATTCACCCATGTCAATGTTCGGGTCGAACGAGGTGCCAATGTCAGCACCGAGCAACGAGGACGACTCAATACGCATGACAGAAGCCTGACGGAAAATACCGTAAGCACCAAGCCAGTACCAACCCAGCGGGACGTAACGGCGCAGACGGTCGGTGATGGGACCGGGCACGACGTGTGGGTACGCGCCATTGCCGTCAATCATCGAGTACGCCTTGGCAAGAGCCTGACGGCCCAAGACGATGGTGCCGTAGACGTTTGTTGACGAAGCGCCAGCACCCGCGAACACGGGAGCGCGAGGCGTTTCAATCCAACGGACGCCTTCGAAGGCACCCAACTCACCAGTCCAGATTTCACCCGGCTGAGCGTACACGTGAGGCGCACGCCAACCCTGAACGTTTGAACCAGAAATGGTTTCGCCCTGAAGGTCGGCAACCAAGTCGGGGTGAATGTAACCGACGTACATACCGCCGAACGTGGGAACGTTCTGCGAGCGCAGACGAGCACGAGCGACACGAATGTCCAGCGAGGACAAAGTGTTTGCCGCAGCAACCGACGAACGAGCCGTTACGGAACCAAGCGACGTAGCGCCCAGACCCGATGCGTACATCACGTTGGTGCCGTTGTCGAGGGCACCACGAGCAATCGTGTCAATCGACACACCGGCGTTGTAACCAACGACGTTGGCGACAACAGGGTCAATGTCCACGAACGAGGTACCGCGCAACTTGGCAGTCGTGAGTACGGCGTTACCGTATTCGGCCAAGGTCAGCGTGACCTGCGAGTCGGAAAGGGCGGTGACTGCAACGTCGGACGACTCGGACAGGGCCGAGGACGAGATTGGCAAGTCGTTGACGATGGTGAACGTTACCGAAGCACCAGGCATGGCCTGAGCAGTCGGCTGAACGTCAGCAGCGGCGTCGAAGTACAACTCAGGACGAAGGGCAAAGTATGCCAGTCGGTCGTAAGCGGCCTTCGAGAAATCGAGGGTAGTCTGGCCGGTAAAGGCGTCGGTACCCGATACGTTATAGGCGTCAGTCGCCATAAGGGGTGATTCCTTTCAGGAAGTGAAAGGCTTAGTACATCCCCGCTGTGGTTACACCGACCTTGCGGCCGACTTCTCCACGTGCAATTGCCATGACTTCCTCAACGCTCTTTGCGTCCGCCAGTGCCGCGTAGTACTCCTGCTGGGGGTCGGGGGTTGCCCCGACAGAACCAATAGTCGCACCCTGCGCCCGACGAAGGGCTTCGAGTTCAAGGTCATTCGACTGTCCTGCTTGCGCGGGCGGGGCGTCCAAGATACCGTACTCGCGGGCCTTTTGGCGGATTGCCTCAAGGTCTGCTTCACCACGGTAAGCGTCTCGGAAAAGATTTCCGAGAGGTGAGTCTGGAATACCTGCCTTAGCCAGCAATACTTCACGCTTCTGAGTTTCAAGTTCCTGGCGCATCTGCTCCAGTTCTTTGCGAGCCTTCTCCGCTTCACGCAACTGCTTCCGAATGTTCGGGTCAAGCGGTTGGTTCTGCGTTTCCTGCTCGTCAAAATCGTCGTCGTATGCCATGCAATCGCTCCTTGCGGGTACGCACTTTGCCAGAGGTTAACAAAGCGGATAAGTTGTAAAACTGCACCTTTACGCATCGGGGTTGTGCCTTCCCCAAATGGGTTTGGAAGCCAGCGCGCCTGCGGCCAAACAGGGCCAACTACCTATTTAGATTGTACATTACGGATATTGAGATGTTACGGCGTTAGGTCCTTGCGGAGCCAAGTCCAGTAACGCCCTTAGAGGTCTCGACGTAGCCACCGCCCTTTTCGAACGGAGCGACCTTTGCTTGTTCGGCACGAGCCACTTCAGTTTGAGCGGCAACTTGGTTGATGCCACCGAATCCTGCCAACTGCGAAGCAAGCAACGTGTTCGTGTTAAGGGTGGGGGTGTTCGCCCCGGGAAGGCTGCGGGTGAGTGCAACGTCACGACTGGCCCCAAGAACACCTTGCTCAATCTGGTTGACACCATAAGCAAGGCCCTGATTGCCCGCTGTGCCTGCAAGTTTGGCCATGTCTGCCAGGTCAGTTGCTCCGGAGAAAGAAAGACCCTTAAGACCAACACGGTTTGCGTAGTCCTGAATCTCAGCGGTTGCCACCTGTCGCTGCATCTGGGGTAAGCCAAGCGCCTTCTTGTCCTTTGGCGTTTCGCCCGTGAGCATGTACTGCATCAAGTCGCTGTGAGTAATACCGAACTCGTTCTTCAGCAAGGAGCGGGTGCCCGCGTCGGCGTTGATTACTTGAGAGTAAATGTCCTGCACTCGCTGGGTGTACTCGGCTGCGGAGATGTGGTGGTTCAGGATTTCGGCGATTTGGTTACGTCCAGGCATCGGGGCACCGTACTGCGTCGCTACGTTCATGATGCTTTGGGTGTAGTCCTGATACTGCTTTTCGCTCATGCGAACGTTGCCCTTGCCCGAGTTGTACTTAACAAGTCCAGGGAAAGCGGTTTCGTAGTCCTGCTTGATTTTGCTGAAGGTTGCGTCAGACATTCCTGGCGGTTTAACCTCACCACGCAACACGTCCATGAGCGCGTAGTGGTTGATGAGGTGGTCTCCCTGCTGGGTGATAAGTCCCGTCAGCGCGTTAGTAAGCCACTGCGTCATTTCAGGAAATGCAGCGCCGTACCAGTTTTCAATGGTCTGCTGGATGTTGTCGATGGCATTGGCCTGTTGGCTGGCGGTGGCGCTGGCGATGCCAGCAGAGATGCCGTAGTTCAGGTTGTTGCGGAGTTGGGCAATCGCCTGCTGTTCGTTGGCAATCTCTTTGTTGGCGGAAGCCAGGGCGGGAGGAACCGCCTTGAACATGTTCCCACCGGCCGCTTCAATTGAACGCCAGTTGATTTCCGCAAACCCGGGCGGTAGTTTCTGCCCTTCGGTCATCTGGAACTTCTGGGCAAGATAGTCGCCAAGCATCGGGTACTGACCGATGAGGTAAGAGATGCCGTCCGCTAACTCGCTGGATTTTGTGACCGGAGCCATGACAACCTGGCCGTTAACGGTCGGCTGAGCGTACTGAAGAAACTGCTTGCTGTAGTCAACGCCATTGTAGATAGGACTAATACCCAAACCTTTAATGACTTCGCCAAGGCTAAGGTACTTTCCACCACCGACGGAACCAAAAATCATTTGCCCGTTCTGGACAATGGGCTTCTTGGGCGGGGCTGGCTTCTGAGGGGTTCCCATCTATTGCACCTGTTCCATTCCTGTCTTGAGGGTGTTTAACAACATGTTCGCCCGGGCGTGGGCTTCGGGAGTGTAGGCCCACTTGAAGGCGGGCTCGGTCCGGATGTGGTTCTTCCACTGGTCCAGCGTCATAGGCGTGGGGCGTCCAGTCTTTTCGTCCTGGCCACCCATCAATGCGGCCGACGCCTTGGGGTCGTTCATAAAGTCGGGTTCGAAGTTCTCTCCCAACATTTGCTTGGCCGACTGGCGGTACGGCTCAAGCAAGTACGCCGTGGGAATGCCTGAGGCAATCTGTGGGGCGAACGAAGGGTAGAGTCCTTGGGCGGTTGTCTTGAGGTATTCCTCGAATGCCTTGAACTTGCCCTCATCCGCCCCATCGGCCATCTGCTTCAGCGATTCAGACGACATGGGCACTTGGTAGTTGTGGGCTAGCATCGCAAAGTCTTCGGTACCGTATGTCTTTTCGGGTGCTGGTGTTTCTCCGGGCATTGCTACTCCTTAGTTCGCGGTGGGTAGTTTGGCAAGGACTGAGGTCAAGAAGTACCCCTGGTTCTTGTAGTACGGGTTGGCAGCCGCCTGGAGACAGAACGCATACCATTCCTGGCGGACGTAGTTGGCAATCGTCTTGTCGCCAACAGAAACCAAATCGTTGACCTGGGACAAAGCCCCGTTGTATTGCTGAATGAGGTTTTCGAACTTGGCTTTTTCGCCGGCCCCACCGAAGACGGCGTCTGGTACGTCCTTGGACTTCAGCATGGTGTTCATTTCCTTGAAGGCGTTTATTTCAAGGTTGTGCCGCTGAGCACCAACAAACGAGGTGTACCACGTCGGGTTCGAGGACATGCCGTACTGCTTTGCCGCCGTGCTGAGGGCGGTGTACTGTTCGTACGAAATAGCCTGCCCAGCGGTGCTCCCGTTGCCCCCGAACTGCGGCTCAGTGGCAAGGTAGTTGTAGTAGTAGTCGTTGCCCGCCGAAACCAAGAGGGCGTTGATGTAGTCCTGAGGAGCGTCCGTCTGGCGCAAGCCAAGCGATGCTTCAAGTTGGTACGCCTGCGGCGAGTAATTACCTCGGGTAATCAACATTGCCGATGCGTTGGGGAACTGACGAGCAACGTTCGGGTGGTCCTGAATGAACTGAACTGCCGACGTTGTTTCCGCCCACGTCTCGTACGGCCCGCTGCTGTGAGCAACAAGGTCGTAGAGGTGAGTGGGGAACTTCTCCGCAAACTTTGCCGACGCCGACTGAAGCGTGTACTTCTGCTTGGTAAGTGGGTCAACGCTGTCAAGAATCTTTTGGAACTCGGGGTCAGCCGAGAACTTCTCCTGAAGGCTCAGTGCAACGGGCGAACCCATCTGAAGCACTGACTTCACCAAGAACATGACGATGGCCTGAGCGTGGGCTTCGTCGAGGAACTTCTGGGTAAAGCCAACTTGATTGAACATCTTGGTGATGCTCAGGTCCGCCTGGCCGCGGCAGTACTGGACAATTTGCTGTTGCGTCCATTTGTTTCCAGTGTCGGGGTTGATGCTGTTCCAGTCGTACTTGTTGTAGACGTTCTCGTATTCACGCGTGTACAGGTTGTCCATTGCGTTGTTGATGACAAGGTTTTCGGTACTGTTCAAAGCGTCGGTCGAAAACTGGGGGATGCCAGACACACCAGCCAACGAAACACCAACCTCAAGCAAGTCGCGAGCGGCCGTGTTTGGGAAGAAGTCGCTGTACAGCGACGAGTTCGCCGAAGCAGGCCCCAGAACCCAAGCGTTAAGAACCTTGGAAAGCATCGGCCAGGTGTGTGACTTGTTAAGGAAGAACTCGGACATCTTGATTGGGATGGTCACGACGGGGCCCCACGATGGGCGGAAAAGCCCAAGGTCTGAGAGGTAGTCGTGGCGGCCAAAGCCCGTCGAGCCCGTGGGGAACACAGACGACACAGAAATTGGGTCGAACGCAAAGCCAAAGTTCATTTGGTTGAAGAACCAACCGGGGCTGTTGGGGTCAATACGAGTACCGGCAATGGCGCCGGACTTGCCCAGCCAAGTTGAGCCCGGGATGAAGATGCTTGGGATGTTCCCGCCAGAGGAGGCGCTGCTGATGTAGTTAGTCACGCCCAAAGACAACTTAAGGTACTTCTCAAATGCACCCGGGTCTTCGCGCATGACGCGGAAAGCACGACGCCAAGCCTGGTTTTGGGCAAAGTAGAACGGCGCGGCAACTCGCATGTTTACTTCCCAAAGGGTCTTGTCCTTGGGGTTGTGAACATACTTACTCATGTTGCGGAAGGCACGCTCGTCGGCCATCGCCTGAGCGGTCTCTTCGTCCACCGCGTTAATCTTCACTAGGTCGCGCAACTTCTCCATAGCGTAGTGCTGCTCAAGGAGGAACGTGGGTTCACGCACCATCTTGTTCACGATTGGTCCAAGGAATTTGTCGTGCCCAACCTGCGTCAAGTGCTGGAGCGAGTAACGACCTGGGGCGCTGGCCTTGGTCATGCTGCTCGGGATGTTGGTCGGTGCAGTAGCGCCCATGCCGTTGAGGTCACGGGTGAACTCGTCCATTGACTTAATCGTCTCAGGGTTTGCGGCCTGCATAACAAGCGGCGAGTGGAAGATGTATCCCGTCTCGTCCTTACCCATGACACTCTTGATGGCATTTTCGGCGATTACGGCAGCCCATTCTTCGTGAGCGGAATTACGGGCCAACGGGCTAGTTGCGTTAAGGCGACCGAGGTCTCGGTCGAAGCGAACGCGGTCTGCTTCGGAAAGACTGTTGATGGAATCAAGTGCGGTCTGTTCCAACTGCTCGCGAAGAATCTCCACCGACTCAGGCGTACGGTACTGCGAGGCACCGGCACTGATAATCTCCTGGCGCTGCTCGTCTGCCGAAAGTCGCTCGACTTCACGAGGAAGGTTATTGAGGTCCCCGCCCATTGACTTGAGGCCGGCCTCGTAGAAGATTTCTTCAAGTTTCTTTGAGGTGGGGTTGAGCAGTGGGTCGTTCGCCAAGCGGGTGATGTGCTCACGCAAAGCACGGACGTAGTCTGCGCTGCCCGACGAAAGATAGCCCCAGCCGCCGTCCTTCGAAGAGTGGGTATCGGCCATGATGAAACGGCCCTTGTCGTCAACACCAAGAACAAGACCAGCCATTGCGTTTTCGACCGTCTTGTCATTGAACACGGTGTCTTCGACTTCATGCACGCCACCGGGCAGGTGTCCGTTGTGACGGATGATGGTGCCGACAAAGTCGTCCAACATACGGTCTCGCTGGAATTGGTCCATGCCTCGGACGATGTTTTTTTCGACACCGAGCAAAGCACCGGCGACAACGTTGCGGATGAGGCCTCGTTCCTTGGTAGCGTCTTCCAACGCCATGAGTCCTCGGGCTTCGTGCTTCGCAATCGCAGTCATTACCTTTGCGTCAAACGATGCCCACCCACCAAAACGTAGGGAGTTAAGCGTTGCTTCGGAAGCGCCGACGCGAAGTGCCCAACCGCCGGAGAAGAGGGCAAGGGGAACAAAGGTCTTGCTCAGGAATCGGTTGATGCCGTCAGCAGTGCGCTGCCAAGCAAGGGTGTACGGGTTCTTCCCCTTATAGGCGGCGTACATTTCCTTGACCAGTTTCTGAACCGTCTCGATGGGCGGGTCCTTGACCAAGGCGTTGAACGCCTGGGCGTCAAGGTTCTTAAGTCGCATGGTCAAGGTGTCCTTGACTGGAGAGAAATCAGTGAACCGCTGCTCCCAGAAATCCTTAAAGACTTCTTCCGCAAAGTTGTTGCCGTGCACTGCGCCAATGCCTTCAAGGGTCGCGCCAAAGATTCGACGGGCGGCCCGAAGGGTTGGGTTGTTTGTCATCGTGTCTTCGGTCGCAAACGTCATCTTCTCGGCGAAGTACTCGTCAAGATTAGCAAGGTGGTAGTTACGTCCGCCGTAACGCATGATGTAGTACGGGAGGCGACGGAAATCAATTTGATTTACCGGGATGTTTTCGGCGCCCCTGAACTTTGACGCAAGGCTTTCGAGGTACTTCTTTTCTTCGGGGTCTGCTTCGAAGGCGTAGTCCTTAGAGTTAATGTACTCGCGAAGAGGGAACTTGCTAAGGAAGTCCTCCTGCGCTGAAGTCAATTCATCTCGTAAACCCTTAAGTACGCCATCAGGCGCGTAGGTCGAAAGGTGGTGCCAGAGTTCGTGAACAAGGGTGTGCTTGAGGTAAGCGGGGTTGCGCAACGCCTTGTCGAAAATGTTCATTATGGTGTCGTACGGGTTGTAATTACCTGCTTGTGGGTACACGCCCAAAGCGATAGGGCTTTCACCGCCGACCTTCCAAGTGAAAAGCCCCTTGAACATTCCCTTGCCAATCATGTCGGCAAACGAGTTAAGTTGGTCAATAAACTTCTGGGCGGTCTCGGGGTTTCCCGGGAACGTTTCTTGCAACCTGTCCTTTAGGCGGTCAATGACGCCACGGTCCCAGCCGGTCTCGGACGCAGGCATTTCGTAGAGGTCTTCGTCCTGCAGGTCCTGTGAATAGGAGTCCGCAATAAACTTCTTCATTTCTGGTGGCTTGTACCCACGGCCCGTCTTGAGCATCTCGCTAAGTTCAAGGCTGTTGTGGGTTGCCTCCCGAAGCGCAATGACGGCGTTACGGAGTTCTTCCTCCGTGTACGTCGGCGATTCCATGCGACGAGCGAGTTCAGTCGCAGCATCCTGGAATGCTGTCTGTCGGCCCTTTAAGGAGTTCATCTCCTGAATAAGTTCCTTGGGGTCGGCAGGCTTGTCCCCCATGCCCATTGCGTAAGCAAAGAGGCTCTCGGAGTTTCCACGAGCAATCTCGTCCGCAAGCGAATTTATGCGCGGTTGGATGTTAAAGACTTCCGCACGAATCTCGTCGTACGCATTGGCAAGTTTTTCGCTTTCAGCGGCGTACTTGTCAGCCATGTGCTTGGCGATGATTGACTGGACGCCGTCGTGGCCGGTGTTATATCCCTTGACCATGTCAGTCTCGGCCAATTTGGGGTCGCTAGCAATCTCGGCAACTTCATCTGGCGTGAAGGCAAGACCGGCGCCTTCGATGGGGGAGTCGGTCCCATAGGCAATCTTGGCAATTGCCTTCTTGATTGCGTCGTGGGCCGTACCGTGGCCAGGCATGTGCGCCATCTCGTCAATCTTGACAACACCGTTGTCGTCCATGCGGGTGGTTGCCGCGCCAACAACGTCACCACGAATTATGGCAACGTGGCCTTCTGCGCCACTGGCAATTTTTTCAATGGCGTCGGCCAGGGTCCGCATCCTTGCGGCTTCCTGCGGACGGTTGACCATTACATTCGCTGCAATGCGGATGTCGGCCGCTTGGTTGAAGAGCATGCGCCTTTGACGCTTTGTGTTCTTCATGTAAAGCACACGTCCGCCGTCTTCCTTGAATTGCTCAGCACCCTTGTTGATGGCGTGGGTTTCTGGGCTTACGCCTGACGCTTCAAAGCGGGTGGCCACGGGTTCAATCTTTTTGACTGCTTCTTGGATTTTGGTTCGGACGACTTCGTCTGCGCCGTTCAAGTCTGCGCCATGGAACTCGGCCAATTTCTGCAGGTCTTCAAGTTTCAGCAACTGAGTGGCAAGTTCCTGGCCATGCTGCGAAGCGTAGATGGTGGCAGTTATGGCCTCGGTCCTCTTGGCCAATCCACGGAGTTCTGCCGCACGCGGGAACCGAAGTTCTCCCAGGTGGGTCAAGCCAATGCCACCAAACTTGGCGGCGTCGGAGTTGACGGTCTGTGCAGCGTCCGCACCAAACTCACCCGCAATAGAAGCAAACGCGGTGCGGCTTCCGCCGTCGAGTCCGGTCATGCGAATCACTTCATTCCACACGTGGTCTGACGAAGTCGCAAGGAAAACTGACAATTCGGCTTTGTTCATACCTGCGGTGACGCGGCGCATCACTGCGTGATACATTGCGTGGCGGTAGACGTTGATGTAGTCCTGCTTGTTAGTCGTGTGTAGCAGCGCATCGCCAACAGTCTTGATGGTAGTTTCGTCCATCAAACAAGAGCGCAAGAAGTCCATAATCGCTGGGATGGCGTCAGCACTGCCGACTCGAACAACGCGGTTTTCCACTTTGCCCAAGAGGTCGTCGATGTACATGGCGTCACGCGTGAACCGGGTGGACAGCCAACGGGCAAATGCGGTGGTGCTCAGGACGCTGTCGCCATTGGCAATGTAAAGAAGGGCGTTGTTTGGGCGGATGTCCACACCCGTCTGCTCCATCACGGCCTTGGCGATGTATTCACGGAATCGACCGTCGGTTTCAAATGCATCACCTACGGTGTGGAGAATCTCACCCAACTTGCCCTTAAGGGCCGCCTTGGTTACTTCATAGTAGGTCATGGTTGGCACCATGCCCTTGGTCATTGAGAAACCCTCGGCAACGTCTTGGTGGATTTTGATGACTTCATCGACGGTCTTGGCCTCGCCCAAACGAGAAAGCAAAGAGCCCGCAGATACGTCTCGGACTGCATCGTTGCTGTACGTATTACGGAAAGCGTCAGCAATCTCGGCGGCATTGTGGGTGGCCATGTACTGGAAAGCGCGACGCACGCGCCCGTACTCGTTGTAGGCTCGTTGTACGTCATCAGCGCTGCGAACGCCAAGACCACCGAACCACCGACCCAGCATTCCGCTAAAGCCGTCAAATGAGAAAGCGCCACCGACTGCTTTGCCGTATGCTCCCAAGGGGTCGGCGCCAATCCACTTGGTATAGAAGTCGGTCAAGCCGGAGACAGGGGAGAAAAACATGCTCCCCTTGTCCAAACCAAAATAACTAGCAAGGACTTGCCCGTCGGTCCCCATTGGCCGGCCAGAAGCATCGTAAGCGATACCGTTGCGGGTCTTGTCCCACATGTCCTTAATCCAGGGGTCCGAACTCTTAAGAGCCGACTCCTGCGTCGTAAGGTACAAAGCGTTCATCTTGACGCTTGCCATGGGCTTACCCATGCTACGTGCCGCCTTAAACATTGAAGAAAGCGGACGCGTTGAATAGTCAAAGAACTTTTCAGAAGCCTTCATGGCTTTCGAGCCGGCTTGTCCCTCTTCCGTAATCTTCTGCGCCTTAAGACGAGCAGCCCGTCGTTCCATCGCCTTTTCATACGACGCCTTCAAGTCATCCGAAATCGGCTCATTACTTGAAAGGGCGTTGTTAACAGTGTTAATAACTTCATCGTCACTAGCCGCTGTCACAGCGTCTTCGGCGGTAACGCCCGCAGAGACTGCCCCATCGGTCGCAAGACTAGCCATGACTGAAGGGAGTGCGTAGCCCATCGCGTGAGCCCAACCATACTTTGCGGCAACGCTTTGGTAGAACGCCATGGTGTGAGCCATGAGCATGAAACCGTTGCTCTTGCTGAACGGGTTAACCAAATCTCCCGTCGAGCGAATCGCATTTGCAAAAGTTGCCCCAAGGTCTTCAATGTTGCCCAGCCAATTTCCCTTGGGCCCTTCAAACCCCAAGGTCATCAACTCTTCAGAACTTACGCCAAACCGCTTGGCAACATCCCACACAAACTTGGCAATGTCATCCGTGCCTTGCGTTGCACCACTAATGATTCCTGGGTAGGCGCTTGAGCCCAAAACACCTTTTACGAATCCCTGGTTTTGAATGGCTTCGGCTTGTTGAGCCTCGGACTGCATCTGAATGTTGTAGAGTTTTTTGCCAATGCCCTCAACGGCCCCCGGTATCGCACCGGCAACTTTACTAACATCTTTCGGAATGTTCTCCGCGGTTTTTACGTCTTGGGAAGCGTTTGCCCCAAGCGCCCCAAGAACACCACCACTGTTAAACCCTTGGATTTCGTTCTGATTGTGAAACAGTGCATTTTGCCAACTATCGACAGCGCTTCGAACGCCGCTAAAAACCGTGTGGGTAAATGCGCCCCACAGGCTTTCTTGTTGAGTCTGCTGGCCTAGGTACTGGTCAATGTGATGATGCAGCAACATGTACTTTGCCGCAGCGGAAACCTGGTTTGCGTTTAAGTCGTGGGCCTGGGCGTAGCCCAGCAGGGCGTCGGGCGAGTTGCCCAAGCCTGAGTTGTCTGCAATGAAAGTGGCGAGTTTGTGGTCGGTTGAAAAACCAAGAGCGTTTGTTGCGTCCAAACCCGGGTCGGTAACGGTTGAATCGCTAATTGTGTATCCGGGGCGGTGCCCCTCAGCATTTGCTTCAACGCCACCGACGGGAGTGAAATCTGCCATTAATAACCTAACGAACGAGCCACATTGGCGATTTGAGTAGCAACGGCAGAAGCGTGTGGGCTACTTGCAACGCTGCGAATGATTTGGTCAAAGGTTGGTCCAGTAGCGCCCAACGCTTCAGGGCCAGGGCCAGGGCCAGTAGGCAGCCCAGCGGTTACTGGCTCGTCGGGCCGTGAAGTGGGAGCAATGTACGGCAACGAGCCCGGCATTGCCATAGGGCGCCCTTGCGGGGTGGGGGGTGCCATAGAGGGGTCGATGTCGGCGACGGGGGAAGAAGCCATTGGCACAGCCCGCTGTGCATCGCGCTGCTCCGTTGCCTTGCCGTATTCCTGACCGGGCACGGTTGAGATGGGCTGGTTCAAGTCCGTACGGTTTCCGTACGCAATGCCCGGTGTTCCTTGGCGTGCGCCGCCCCTACCTTTACGTGGCATTTACTACACTCCTGCTGGTGCTGGTGCTGGTGCCTGTGCAACTGCTGGTGCCATGCCGCCCTGCGGTGCGCCGCCTGGAGCGCCACCGCCTGCGTGCAACTGAGAAAGAAGAGCCCCAAGGTCGGGCGGTCCCTGCTGCTGCGGTCCCTGCTGGATGGGGTTGTCGGGGCTAACGCCCAAGCCTGGCTGCTGGTCAGCGGTTGGTCCCTGCTGCTGCTGTTGAGCCTGGGCCTGCTGCTTTTCCTGCTCTTCCTTGTGAATTTCGGCGACGGCTTCTTCCAGCGTGGTGTGGCGCTTTGACTTGGCCAAGGCGATACGAGCAATGATGCTGGGGTCTAGTTGACCTTGTGCCGCTTGCTGTTCAAGTCCCGTAAGGAGCGCCTTACGTAGACCCTCAACTTCAACCAAGTCCGCTTCACGCGCCGGGTCCTTAATCGCCGGGTCCATGATTCGTGCGGTTTCGTTGGACATGATACCCATGCCAACACGCTGTCCAATAGACACCACCATAGAATTGATGTCGCTACCTGGCATTGGGTAGACAACCTTTGACATGTCAGTTTCAAATGTTTCATTAGGGGTGTAGTCCGGTCGCTCGATTTTGCCATCAGTGCCGAAGAAGAACATACTGGGCTTGTTGCCGTAGTACGCCTTCATCATCTTGACAGCGCGGTTGTTTTCCAGTTCCATCGAGTTTGCCAGAATTTCCTGGTACTCCTGAAGTGGCATGTCAATGGCTGACCCCAAGACAGTAGCACCACGGCGAGCGGTGCGGATGTTAGAACCAGACTCGCCATTAAGTTCTTGGGGGATGTTGCCCGTCATACGCTGGGCGCGTTCAAGGTTGCTGATGGCAATCTGCGCGTCCTGCGTCTGCTGTGGGTG